TGATCACGTGGTGCCGCTCAAGGACGGCGGTGCCCGCTTTGATAGGGCCAACCTGCAGCCTCTCTGCGTCTCTTGCCACAACCGCAAGACGGCCAGAGAGACTGCCGGCCGGCGCTAGACCCCCTTGCCCACGAGGTAGGGGGGTCGAATCTCTACGGTTGGGCGGCGCAGATGCGCTCGCCTGCCCAAATTTTTCCGCGTGCAAATTGAAACAGGGGGGGATCCCCCAGGGATGGAACATTCATGGCCGGTCGTAAGCCGCTGCCGACCAAGGTCAAGCAGATCAAAGGGACGCTCCAGAAGTGCCGCACGAACCTGCGGGAACCCAAGCCCCAAGGGGATCTGGTCGATCCGCCAGATTACATGCCCGAGGGGGCCAAGGCCGCTTGGCGCTATGCGCTGGAATGCGCACCGCCCCATCTGCTCAAGCGCCTGGACATGTCGGTCCTGGAAATCTGGGCCTGCGCCGCAGACCTGTACCGCAAGGCCCAGGCAGGCATCGCCAAGACTGGCTTGCTGGTCAAAGCTCCCAACACGGGCGTGCCGATGCAGTCACCTTACCTGGCAATTGCCAATAAGCAGGCTCAGATCATGACCAAGGCCGCCACGGAGATGGGCTTCACCCCGGCTTCGCGCTCCCGGGTCGCATTGCCGATCGAGTCTGCCGAGGACGCTTTTGACCCCTGGGCGGACATTGCAGGATGATGGACACATCGAATTACGCGGTGGCTGCCAAGCGGTACGCCGAGCAAGTGGTGTCTGGGGAAATCCTGGCTTGCCGCTGGGTGCAGCGGGCCTGCCAGCGACAACTTGATGATCTTGCCAAGTTCAAGGGCAAAGCCAGTCCGTACCTTTTCAACCCCAAGCTCACGGACAAGGATGGCAGGAGTTTCCAGCCAGCCGACAATCTGTGCGCGTTCATCGAGCGTTTGCCCCATGTGAAGGGACCGCTGGCTGGCGAGCCGATTCACCTGGAGCCCTGGCAGGCTTTCATCCTGACGACGGTGTTCGGATGGGTCAAACCCAATGGCACGCGGCGCTTTCGGCGCTCGTACATCGAGGTGCCCCGGGGTAACGCCAAGTCGACCCTGTCGTCGGCCGTGGCCCTCTACATGTTGGCTGCCGACCGAGAAGGTGGCGCCGAGGTGTATTCGTTGGCAACCACGCGAGACCAGGCACGGATTGTCTTTGGCGACGCGCAGACCATGGCCAGACGGAGCCCAGGTTTTCGGCGCAGGTTTTCCGTGGAGGTTGGCGCACACAACATGCATGTGCTGGCCTCAGGCTCCAAGTTTGAGGCGCTCTCGGCTGAGGGCTCGACCCTGGACGGTCTGAACATCCACTTCGGATGCGTGGACGAGCTTCATGCACATAAGACCCGCACCGTCTACGACGTGGTCGAAACCGGTACCGGCAAGCGAGACAACTCGCTGCTCTGGGTGATCACCACGGCAGGGAGTAATCGCGCTGGCATCTGCTACGAGGTCCGGACCTTCGTGACCAAGTTGCTCGATGGCGTGTTTGAAGATGAAACCCAGTTCGGAATCATCTACGGCTTGGATGACGGAGACGACTGGACGTCCGAGAGCGCGCTGATTAAGGCCAATCCCAACTGGGGCATTTCGGTGCGCCCGGAGGTGCTGGTGCCGCTACAGGCCAAGGCCATGCAGTTGCCCAGCGCGGTCAACAACTTCAAGACCAAGCACCTCAATGAGTGGGTCAACGCGGATACCGCGTGGATGGACATGCGGGCCTGGGATGCCTGTGGCGATCCGACGCTCGATATCGAGGCCTTCACCGGCCAGTCTTGCTGGATCGGACTGGATCTGGCCAGCAAGACGGACATCGCCGCGTTGGTGCTGGTGTTCCTGCATCCTGAAATGGCTGACGCCTACGTGGTCTTTGGCAAGTACTACCTGCCCGAGGAGACGGTAGCCGCCGCTGGCAACAGCCAGTACGACGGCTGGATGCGCACTGGGCGTCTGACCGTGACGCCTGGCAACGTGATCGATTTCGGCTGGATTGAGGCAGACCTACTGGAGATGGCCTCGCGGTTTGAGGTGCAAGCAGTGGCGTTCGATCCCTTTCAGGCCACGCAACTCTCGACCCGGATGCTGGCCGAAGGCCTGCCCATGATTGAAGTGCGACCGACGGTGCTGAACTTCAGCGAGCCGATGAAGACGCTCGAAGCCTTGGTGCTTCAGAAGAAGCTCACCCATGACGGCGACCCGGTGCTCACCTGGATGGCCAGCAACGTGGTGGCGCACCTGGACGTCAAAGACAACATTTACCCACGCAAGGAGCGAGCAGAAAACAAGATCGACGGCATCGTGGCACTGATCATGGCGATCTCGCGGGCTATCAAGCCCGGGGAAAACGTGGTGCTGGGATCCGACTACGAATTGATGCTGCTCTGAGCTGATGGGACTACTGAGCTTATTCGACCGGTTCCGGGCGTCCAGCGATGACCGCTCAGGCTGGGGGGACTTCTGGTTTGAGCCCGTATCGGCCAGGACATCCAGTGGCGTTCGTGTCACCCCTGATGCATCCCTTCGACTCTCGGCGGTTTATGCCTGCGTGCGCATTCTGTCCGAGACGATGGCGTCTCTTCCCATCGTGCTCTATCGAAAGCGGGCCGATGGTGGAAAAGACCGGGTCACCGATCACTGGCTGCACACATTGCTTTGCCGCCGGCCTAACCGGTACCAAAACCCGTTCGAGTGGCGGGAGATGCTGCAAGGCCATCTGGCCCTGCGCGGCAACGCGTATTGCCAGATCATCACCAATCCCCGCGGTGAGATCGTGGAGTTGGTGCCGATCCACCCTGACCGTGTACGGATGGAACTGCTGCGCTCGGGCGAGTTTCGCTATCGAGTGACAGATCGATTTGGTGACGAAGCAGTCCTGCCGCGTGGGGATGTCTGGCATCTGCGAGGTCTGTCTTCAGACGGCTTGATGGGTATGAGTCCGGTTGAGCTGGCCCGAGAAAGCCTTGGGATGGCCTTGGCTGCCCAGGACTATGGCGCACGGTTTTTTGCCAATGACGCCAAGCCCACAGGCGGCTGGATCGAGTTTCCCGGGTCGTTTAAGGATGCCGAGGCCAAGAAGATCTTTCGCGAGTCCTACCAGGCAGCACAGTCTGGCGCCAATCGCGGCAAGGTACTGGTCCTGGAAAACGGGATGAAGTTCCACGAGGTGGGCGTGACCAACAAGGACGCCCAGTTCTTGGAGCTTCGCAAGTTTCAGATCACGGACATCGCCCGGATCTTTCGCGTGCCGCCCCACATGATTGCGGATCTGGACCGTGCAACTTTCTCGAACATTGAGCAGCAGTCGCTCGAATTCGTGATGCACACCATGACGCCATGGGCGGAGCGTTGGGAGGCGTCGATCGGCTCTGAACTGCTGCTCGATGGCGACGATCTGGAAGTTGAGTTCGATTTTGCGAACCTGATGCGTGGAGACGCAGCCAGCCGATCGGCTTACTACCAAAGCGGCATTCAAAACGGCTGGCTCACTCGCAACGAAGCACGGGTGGCGGAGAACCTCAATCCGCTGGAAGTACTGGACGAACCCTTGCGCCCTCTAAATATGGTGGAGGAAGGTGACGCCGAGGAGGCCGAGCCGACTGATGCCGGGGCGGACAGCGAAATGGAGCCGCAGGAGCCGGTCGATGAGCAAGCCCGCGCGCGGCTACGTGCCGTCTTGGCAAGCGCGGCTGAACGCTGGGCTCGACGCATCAGCCGCTCTGGCGCGATTGATGAAAAGGAAATCGGCCTTATTGCAGAGGCCTTGGCCGTACCCGTGGCAGATGCCGAGCGCTGGGCACAAGAACAGGACGGTCGGGATCTTTCAGAGCCAGACCTGCGCCAATCACTTATCCAACTGGGAATGAATTCATGAATCACCAATTGCTGGTCGCCGAGTTTCTGGCGACCCCCTGGGCCTTGATGCCCGAAAGACTCAACGCCCTGGCAGGCGTGGTCATGCGCTGGTCTGCAGGCATCCCAGCAGAGTCCGAGAACATGATACGAATCCAGGCGGACCGCGTGATCCGCGATTCGCGGCGTCAGGCAGCTGCGGTGCAGTCCTCGGGCGGGATCGCAGTGCTGCCGCTTTATGGCGTGGTCACTCAGCGCGGGAATATGGTGGACGATGTCTCCGGCCCTGGGAGCACCAGTACGCAGCAGTTCTCCTTGGCTCTACGCCAGTTGCTCGCCGACGATACGGTCGGCCAGATCCTGATCGACATCGATAGCCCGGGTGGCAGTGTCTACGGGGTGGCCGAGCTTGCCGATGAAATCCAAGCAGCCCGTAGCCAAAAGCCGATCGTCGCCGTGGCCAACTCTCTGGCAGCCTCAGCCGCGTACTGGATTGGATGCTCTGTCAACGAGTTCTATGTCACCCCTGGTGGCGAGGTGGGGTCGATTGGCGTGTGGCAAGCCCACCAGGACTACAGCCGTGCGCTGGATGAGGCAGGCGTCAAAACCACCCTGATCTCGGCAGGCAAGTTCAAGGTTGAAGGCAACCCCTACAGCCCGCTGGATGCAGAGGCCCAGTCCTTCATGCAATCCCGAGTGGACGATTACTACGCTGCTTTCACCAAAGCCGTGGCCCGTGGCCGCGGGGTGCCGATCTCCCAGGTCCGCGAAGGCATGGGCCAGGGGCGGGTGCTGGGCGCAGATGCGGCGCTGGCACAGAACATGGTCGATGGCATCGCCACCCTGGACGATGTCATCAAAAAAATGCGACGAGATGCCCGCCAACTGAGCAAGCCCGGAGCCAATCGTCTGAGGCAAGCCCGAAACGCCCTGGCTTTGCTGTAACCCCATCCCGGAACTGCTCCGTCGAGCAGCGCCAGGTCCGAATACGACCCGACGGTCGTTACCCGTTTCATTCCATCTGAGCCGCCACACCGAGAGGTGATGGGCGGCATTTTCATTTCTGGAGAACCCAAATGAGTAAGCAACTCCGTGAACTGCAGGCTCGTAAAGCTGGCCTCATCAAGGAAGCCCGTGCGTTGACTGACCGTGCCGCGGCCGAAAGCCGTGACATGAATGACGAGGAGACTTCGGCTTTTGACGCGCTGAAGACCCGCATTGAGGTGGCTTCCGCGGCCATTGACCGCGAGTCGGCCCTGATTGCCGAGGAGGCGCAAATGGCCATGACGGTCGATGCGTCGGCTGGCAACTACATCACCGTCACCGACAACCGCGAAGCCGACCCCAAACACGGGTTCAAGACCGTGGGTGAATTCATGCAGGCTGTTTTCCAGGCAGAAAAGCCCGGCAAATCGGTCGATGAACGACTCCTGATTGGTGGTGGTCGCGGCGCTGCAGCCCCCAGCACCTACGGAAACGAAGGCTCTGGTCAGGACGGTGGCTTCCTGGTCCCGCCGGAGTTCTCGCAGCAGATCTTCCGTCTTTCTCTTGGTGAGGACTCCTTGCTGCCGCTCACCGACAACGTGGAGATCAGTGGCAACAGCATGGCTTTCCCCAAGGACGAGACTACGCCCTGGGGGACCAATGGCATCCGCGCCTATTGGCAAGGTGAGGCGGCCTCGGCAGTCGCCACCAAGCCCGTTCTGGGTCTCTCGACCCTGCGCCTGAAAAAGCTTATGGCGCTGGTGCCTACGACCGACGAGTTGCTGGATGATGCCAACGCGCTCACGAGCTACCTGCCCGAGAAAGTGGCCGACTCGATTCGCTGGAAAACCAACGAATCGATCCTCTTTGGCGCGGGCAACGGGGTTCCGATTGGCGCCCTGACTGCCGGCGCAACCGTCACCGTCGCCAAGGAGAGCGGCCAGGCCACGCAGACCCTGCTGCCGCAGAACCTGGCCAAGATGATTTCGCGACTGCCCACGGGCAGCTTCGCCCGCTCGGTCTGGATCGTGAACAACGATGTGCTGCCGGCGCTCTTCACCCTGACCCTGGGTAACTACCCGATCTATCTGCCCAATGGGCTGTCGGTCGGCGGTATTCAGGTTTCGCCCTACGGAACCCTTCTGGGACGCCCGGTTTTCGTCTCGCAGCACGCCAACACCTTCTCGGGGCAAGGCGATGTGCTGCTGGTCGACCTGTCGTACTACCAGACGATCACGAAAGCTGGCGGCCTGCAGACCGCAACCTCGATGCACCTGTACTTCGATGCTGATCTGACCGCCTTCAGGACCACCTTCCGCATGGACGGTCAGTCCAAGGTCTCCGCACCGATTTCGCCGGCCAAGGGCAGCGCAACGATGTCCCCGTTCATTCAACTGGGCGCGCGCTGATCGCCCTAATTCTTAAGGAGAACACTCATGTTTCCCAATGCAAAGGGCAGTGAACTGCTCGCCATCCTCGCTACGCTCGATCCCTCCAGCCAAGCTGCTGGAACTGCCACCACAGGCTGGATCTCAGTGGCCAACCACCACGGCCTGCTGGCCATTGTCCAGACCGGCATGCTGGGCACGGGCGCCACGGTTGATGCCAAGCTCCAGCAGGCCCAAGATGCCTCGGGCACCGGCGCCAAGGACATCACTGGCAAAGCGATCACTCAGATCGTCAAGGCCAGCGGTGACAACAAGCAGGCGCTCATCAACGTCAAGCCCGAGGACCTTGATACGGTCAGTGGCTTTGGCTTTGTACGCCTGTCCGTCACGGTAGGGGTGGC